TATGGGAGAAATATGCGTAGAAATAGGCTCAAAACGAGCCATTTTGACTATTTGTCAGGAAAGTTGGAAGATTTTTTTGAAATCTTCCACTGTAATAGTACTAAAGTTTCTAAATTTATTTAGTTCATCAGGCTTGTAATTATCTGGATGTATAACTCTTATAAATTGGGTATTAGGATTTTCTTTTACAACATTAACTGTTTGACGTAGCCAATTACCAAAAAATGTTGCTCCATCTGAACTTTTTTTATAATTAACTGTATCTGCATAAAGGTTATTAAATTTAGACCCTTTTTCTAAACCGCGATAATCAAATCCAAGTATGTAAATTTTTTCATATCCGTGTTGACTTGCTAACCAAAGAGCAGTTGGTCCACTTGACCATCCTTTACTGGGATTAAATAAATTTAAATTTTGAATACGCTGATATGCTTTATTAGGATTGGTCCAAACATTATGTTTTTTTTGATATCCTGTTTTTGTAATTTCGAGTATCATTTTCACATCAACAGCTATTAAGTAGTCAGGAGCAAATGTTCTATATAGTGCGTTGCAACCATATATTTTGCCTATTTTTGATATATCTTCTACTTGAACAGTTTCTCGACTTGTACCATTACCTAGTACAAATGCTAATTGATTATTTGATTTCGTAATTGGCGATTCAGAAATAGAACTTAACGATTTTGTGTTTCGGGTGTTTTCTTTACTCAGTCGACGTTGTTCTTTAATAATACGCCACTGTTCTTTACTATATTGACTCTTATCTACTTTAGCCAACGGTTACACTCCCGCTGCTGCTGCTTGTCCTGCTATGCCATACATTTGACGCACAAAATCCAATTCTTTGGCTTTTTCTTCTGTATGCAATTCACTTGATTTTCTTGCACGATTGATTTGTTTTAGAGTTAATCTTGTTTTACGTGTGTCATCAAGATCAACTATAGAATCGTCATACTGAGGTTCATACCTATTGTCTTCTTTAGGTTCAAGTGTTTCTTTGTCGTAGTAAAAAAGTTCTCTCAGTATCATGCTATTATTTATACCTCTGTAGGTTCTCCACCTGCCGGTGCTTCTGCAGCCGCTGCATCACCTGCCGCTGATTCAGGTGGTGTACCTTCTCCACCTTCTTCTCCACCTTCTAATGATGCTTGATCTTCTGCACCACTAATATCAGCACTTATACCGGCACTTGAAATTCCTACGCCGCGCATTTCTCCTGCAGCATCACCTGGTGGAGGTGTTAGAGTTTCATCATTTTCTTCTCTCCACATGCGTTCATTTTCAGCAAGATCTTCTGCACTGAATCCTAAAAAGCGTTTAAGTGCAAAACGATTTGAAATAAATGGAATAGCTTGTACTTGTGCAAAAGAACTAATACGCTGATTGTCTAGTTCAGTTTGTCTATATGCCGCAAAGTTTTGTGGCGGCATAAATTTAAGATCAAACATTGCTGTGTCTATGTTTACACCTTTTTCTAATAGGAAACGTTTGAATTCTTGGTCAAATTCTTCTACAAGTAAATTTTGTAGTCTTTCACAGTAGGTGTTAAATCTTAATTCTTGAATAAATGCTGTGCCAACTCTTCCGTCATTGTAACTTGCTTGACTATCGTCTGCACCAGTAGGCAAATATGAACTTGGTATACGAAGACCGCGCACAAGTTTGTTAGTAAAGTATCTAAGATCGTCAATTTCACCTAGGTTAGTTCCACCTGGTAGTGTTTCAACTTTTGATCCTCTACCCTCAGCAGTTTGTGGGAAGAAGTAGTCTTCATTTGTTGACAGTGGGTTATATGCACTGTCAATTACATTTGTTCCGCCTCCAGTTTTTGAAGGAATACGCCTTTGGTGGATTTCTGTTTTTACACGTTCAACAAATTGCATAGCAAGGTGACTTGGCATGTTACCTACGTCAACATAAAATACTCTACGCTCAGGTGCTCTCTGCACACGATAGATAATGATTGCATCTTCTAATAATTCTTTTTGTTTGTATACTTTGAAAATCTGTTCTAACAAACTGTTACCAAAAGGATAGTTGTTGTCTAGTCCTTCAGATAGGCTAAGGTGGAACATGTGTTCTGAATCGACTGCCACTTCGCCATCTTCAATTGTAAATCTCGAACCTGCTTGATTAGGATAGTTGCCCACCATACCACGCACACCACCTTCATAGTAACCACTGCCACCACCTGTGATATTGCCGTTGGTCTGGTGAGGTTTTGTTGCTACTAGGTCTCTAAAATTAAATTGTACATCTTTTACAATGTATTGTTCTGGTGTTTTACCTTCGCTTTCGTTTACAATTATTCTATTAACTTTTGCAGGATCAACGTGATATAATTTTTTAGTTTCTGGGTCTCTTAAGAAAAATCCGTCTCCGTATTTGAATACATTACGGAATATGCGAAACATTCTGTTTTCAAAGTTGTTAATCTTATACCATTGCTTTAGGTACTGTCCTAGTATTTGTACTTCTGAATTTGTAGCATCTTTGTAAAATTTAAGATCAAAATGTGTATCGTTCTTTTTATTTTTCTGTGTGCAAAATTCTGCAAGGATATCAAGTGCTGCATTTACTTCTGAATCAAGATCCATAGTATTATATTGACCATAACGCTCAACACGATTAGGCGTTCCTACATATACATCTGGTAGATAACTTGAATAGTTTGATCTCGCAGGTCCTGGTCTACTTGATGCACTACCACCACTTATAGGTGAATAACTGCCAGATGTGTTATCCCCTGTTGGTACTGGTGTGAAATATTTTTTCCAACTCATTATACACTAAATCCTGTCATAACATTGCCAGACATACCCTTTATACCTTTGAGTTGACGTCTTGCTGTATCATTTACTTGCATATTTATATTAACTAATTGTAGCATAGTTTGATTCAGGTTGTCAAGTTTTTCTGCAATAGATCCTCCAGAATTACCAGCTGCACCACCAATTACGTTGCTTGCCTGTTGTAACATACTGCTAGGATCACTATTTTCTAATGCATTATATGCACTAGTTTCAGCAGCATTTAGAACTCTTTCGCCTTTGTGTAGCATAGCTAACATGTTTTTAGGCAATACACCATCTGGAAAAAATGCACTAGATCCTTCAGACATTCCTATTACTCTATTAACATTTAAAGTGTCTGCATTAAAAGTATTAACATTTGGTACTAGACTTGGTACTGTGTTATCTCCACTAGTTCTAGCTGCTTCTTCTTCAATGCTTTGGATTACCCGGTCTAAATCTAAATTACCTGGGTCGAACAGTTGCGGTCCGCCTTGACCTGCCATAGCATTAACAAAAGTGTCTATGTTACTAAATCCTGAGGTTAAAAAAGTTTCTAAATTGCCGCCGAATCTTTCATTTAAAAGTGTATTTAAATTGTCAATAAATTCTGCATCACTTCCTGCCATCATACGTACAGCAGCATTAAAATCATTTATTTTTCTAGCGAGTTCTGTGTCACCTTCTGTGTTTGCTTTAGATACTACCTCATTCATTTTTTCACTCAAATCACGTAAAACTGTTTCTTGTTCAGGTGTAACGGTTGCTCCGCCTACACCTAAAGTATCAAGTATCTGTTGTGACACTCCTTCAAATCCTTGATTTATGTCAGATCTACTTAAACCTGCTAAAGCATCTGCAGCTTGTGTAAGTTGTGTTTTAAATCCTTGTAGTGCTCCGTTTTGTCCTATCAATTGCTCACTTATAACTGCACCAAGATCTTGTATGCTTTGTTCAGCGTTTACAATAGTTCTTGTTAGTTCTGCACCTGCTGTTCCTGCTCCTTGTCCTTCTGCCTCTGCATCAGCTTTTGCTTTTTCTAATGCTTGTGCATATGTCATACCTTCATCCATATAACGTTGAACAGCAGTTTGTAAATTTCCTGCGCTTTCTAACATTGTTGCCATACCTTGACCATATCGGTTTGCATCAGCCAACATAGCACCTGTTAAAAATTCTGTACTGTTAACACGAGCCATAATTGCGCCGCCCATGTTATTAACCATAGTGTCAATATCATTAGTCAATGGGTGAGCAGCAATAGCTCTAAATGTTCCTTGAACTTCTTCAGCAGCAGGTCCTAGTGCAACAATACCTGCTCTAGCTTGTTCGCTTTTTACCTGGCCTAGAGCAAATGTTTCTTCAACTGCGGCAACTGCATCTGGTCCTGCCATTTGTGCAGTCATCATTGCCTGTTGATACTGTTGTCTTGCAGCTATTGCTGCTTCTTTGCCTTGTGTCAATTCGATCATACGGAACTTGGCTTCAATTTGACCTTTACGCATGCTTGCATCAATTTCTGCTTGGATTTGATTTTTTTGTTTACCTGTGAGTTTGGCCATTGCGTCCATCTCACCAGTCAACTTCATGGTTGATTCTAACAGTAAAGTTCTTTGACGTTCATCTGACAGGTTTGCTCTTGCATTAATACCAAGTTGCCTTGCAAGTGCTTCGTTCATTTCCTCAGTGGTTAGACCCATCATTCCTAGACGTTCAGCATAATTTTCTGTGCTATCAAAAAATGCCTTACTGAACATTGTAAAAGCTCTAGCACCGTCCGATACATTACCGCCTAAGGCCGCAAACTGTTGTGAATTACTAGATACAACTCCTGCAAACTGATCTAAACTCATTCTTGTTTGGGCAGCTGAATTTTTTAGTTCAAAAATATCCCCGCCGAAAGCTGCACCAACATTGCTTAGAGATCTAAATGTGTCA